TACGTTTCCCACACACATTTCCCCTCTCCCTACTTCTCCAGACATATGGACAGTGGTTCTGAATTGAATTTCAAAAGTTTAAAAGTCAAAACAGAAGTTAAAAACTAGGAAATGAAGGTGCAGCAATGAAGAATGGAAATAGAAAGGGCAAAAAGGGAGAGCTTGAAGTGGCTAGACTCTGCAGGAAGGAAGGCTATGAGGGCCGTCGCTCAGCGCAGTTTTGTGGCAATAACGAAGAAGGCACGGCTGACGTGGTAGGCCTTCCGGGCATCCACATTGAGGTCAAGCGTGTGGAGCATCTCAATCTCGATGATGCCCTTGATCAGGCACGACGGGATGCAGCAAAGACGACGGGCAACCTACCAACCGTGTTTCACAGAAAGAATAATACGGGCTGGAAGGTCACCATGGATGCAGCGGACTGGTTCAAGTTGTACAGAGAGTGGGAGGGGGGAGGGAAGCCATGAAAGTCGTGGACGCCAAAAAGCAGGAAGCCAGAATTAAAAAGCGCTGCACTGGATGTCAGTGGGCAAGCCCAAAGGAATTCCAGAAGTATGAAAGGCTTTGGCCGTTTGTGACCTGTACTGGCTGTGCTGGAAAGAAATGTTTTGAGGTGATTATTTGTCCATATCGGGAGGAATGAAAATGAGCATGTACAGCATGAAATGGGAGCGAATGAAGGAGGCAGAAACATGAAAAGCAAGGTTTTGTATTTTCCTAGGGGCGTGAAAGTAATGATTACGCCTAAGTCTGTAGTGAGCGATGAATTTCGGCAGCAGATCCGTGACTCATTCCGGGACTACACATATGGGACCCGCGAAGATTACCGTTACCAAGACAAGCTGGCATACATCAATTTAATCCGAGAGGAGAATTTCAAAGTTGATGGAGGGCATCTTATCAACGAGTACATCAGTGACCAAATATGGGATCAAGGCGAATTTAGCCTGGACGATTTCAAAGACTTTGAAACCCTTGAATGGCTCATCAATGAAAGCGTCGGCAGGAGCCTGAAAGACTGGCACAAATGGTCCGGTGACCATCATCTTGATGAACCAGCTTGCAAATTTGTGCAGGCTGCCATTGAGGAAGTCATGAACTATCCGGAGACTGATAAACAGAATGAGATAAAAGAAGGGGACAAAGACCATGAGTAACACCAAGGAAAGAAAAAAACTTCTCTGGGGGGCGATGATGCTGATGAACGACATTCGCCGGTGCAAGGGCTGCATGTTTTATTTGCATGAGCCTGGAAGAGGATGCAGGATTTCGGATGATATTCCTTGTGACTGGGAACTGCGCCAGCAACCTGTGTGGAATGTCCCTGATCCTGTCCACCACCCACCTCATTATTCATGGCGTGGATTCAAAGGTATTGACCTGATCAAGAAGTTCGTGAAGCGGCAAGAGGACGCCTTCCTTGCTGTCTGTGAGGCGAACATCATCAAGTATCTTTATCGCTATCCACGGAAAAACAACATTGAGGATTTGAGAAAAATCGCTGAATATGCAACCATGGCGGCAGACTATCTAGAAGAGAATGGTGGTGGCGAAGAAGATGCTTGAACCGCTGATCTATTGCTATCGCATCAAGGAGAATGGATATCACCTTTATCGCAATGTTTCTGAAGGGAAATGGGGCGTCCTGAAGGAAAGGGACTCCGACTACAACCCCAAAGCCGTAAAGAAGTGGTACGATTCACGCATCAAAGCCATGACTGCGATGAAAAGGACAGAAAAATAATCATTGGAGGTGCAGCATGGAGCCAATGACAAGAAGGAGCCATCCCTTATCCAGGCAGGAAATCAAGGAAATCATGAGGATGCCCGTTCCTATTTTCAGGAAATGGATCATGACCTATTCCATGACTGTTTACAACCTTGGCATTGATGACTGTAGAGAAATCCTGCACGATGAATTTGGCTTCGGAGACAAAAGGATTCAGCGTTTCATGGAACGGCTCAAGGAAAAACACCAGAAAATACTGAATGGGGATGAAGCAGGAGATGACGGGAAGAACACTGCTGGAAGAGGTTAAGCATGCAAGGCAGCATCTCAGTGTCCTAAAGGACGAACTAAGGGAGCAACGGTCCATGCTTGATGGCATTCGTGCCATTGTATATGACGGAATCCATGTGAGCGGCGGAGTCTCCCGTGATGTTGCTGATGGGATTGATGCTCTGGAAAAGAAGAAGCTTGAAATCTGCAATGAGTGGATTAGTTTAGTCAATAAGCGTGCTCAGGTGCAAGCAATCGTAGCGAGGATGACAAAGCAGGAGCATAAGGACCTCTTAATCGAACGCTATATCAATTGCAAAAGGTGGGAAGACGTCGCAAGGACCATGAACTATGATCAACGGTGGCTGTTTCGACTTCACGAAAAAGCTATCAAGGAGTTCGAAAAGCTGTATAGCAAAAACACGCCATAAAAAGCCACTATAAAAATTTGATATGATTAAGCTGGCAGAAATGGGGACGCGCGGGAAGACTCGGCGGCCTTCTCCCGTCCCACACACCTGACTTACTTTTAATTGTCTCCCCTCACGAAAAGCGCTGTGGCTAGAAACTGCGGCGCTTTTTGATTTAATAGGGGGATATAGTTCAAAAAATAGGACTATCAAAAGCGCATTCGGAGTTGGGTTTTCATTTTTTCTCATCGAGGTGATCGCACGGTGGCAAAAGCAAGCAGAACGAAAAAAATTAATGCAATGTATCGATATATTTGGAGTCTGAAAGATCGCTGCGATTCCATTAGTGAGATTAATAAGGATCTGGTTGGGCAGTATTGCCGCTTTACTGTCATGGCCAATGAAATGGCTGAAGAAATTCAGGCCATGCTTGGGAAAGAGTCGCCAGAAAAGGTCATGAGCTGCATTACGCTCTACGAAAAATTCAATAAGATATCGGTGACCCTTTATAAGACACTAAAATTCGACACCATCAAGGATGAGCTAAAGGACACGAAGAACCCATTTTTGGAACTTGCTCAGGAGGCGGCTAAAAATGGTCTTTAAGCGCTGCAATTCTTGTCACCAGCTTTTTACTGGGAAGGAATGCCCTACATGTGCAGCAAAGCGGCAGAAAAAACGTCTCAACGATGTTCACTCTCGAAAACTGTACGGCAGCCACAAATGGCGAAAATGCAGAGGAAATGCCATCATCCGATATGCCGGGTATGACATTTGGAAGATGGGCATCGGAATCATTCTTCAGTGTCGGCATCCTGTCGTGCATCACATCCTCGAAAGGGATGAAGCACCGGAACTTATATACAACCTGGACAACTTGATCACATGCACGGTCGATTCCCATGTAGAAATTCATGAAGCTTACCGCCGAAACAAACATGCTGCGATAGCAAGAATCCGGAGAGGCATAGAATCGTATAAGGAGCTATTCAATGATTGATGATGAAGTCAGGACCTTGACGGTCCCCAAAAAGTTAAAACCTTATATCGGGGACTATTACACGGCCTTGCTCCATCGTGCAGAAAATGGCATGTTGGGTGATTCAGAACTTAAGTGCTTCAAACGCTTCCTGGAACTGGCGGGGAAATATGAGTTCGCTGACAAGGCAATGAATTACATGTTTCGCTTCCTCGACCTGCTTATCTATATCGACGATGACGGGAACCCGCAACATTTAAGGCTTTACCCGGTTCAAAAATTCATCATGTGCGCAATCTTTGGGCTGCGACGTCCAGATGGCAGATATTTGGTCAATACGGCCAATATCTATATGGCGCGTCGAAACGGAAAGAGCTTCCTGCTTTCTGGCGTCCTGCATTACCTGATGACCATGAGCAAATTCAAAAGCGAGAAGATCATCCTCGCTTCCTGCAAAGGGCAAAATGCTACCATCTGTTTCGACGAGTATGTGAACTTTATCGACAATGACCCATTCTTGCGTGCCACATATGACAACGTTAATAGAACAGCATGCTGGGCAAGGAATAAATTAACCAACAACAAGCTGGAAATGTTCCGGACGGGTGCGGGAGCAAAGAAGACTCTCGACGGGTTCACCAATAGGGTGGCCATCATCGACGAAGAGATGCTTTGCGACAAGATCATCACGAAGACCATCCAGGATGGGCAGGCTCATTACAAGGACCGGCTTCTCGTTACCATGTCAACAGCTCAGTTTTCGATTGGGAGCGAGAATCACAAGAAGTGGCTTACTCTTCGAGGGGCCCTATATGAGGGCACGCTTCCTGATGAGACATTTTTTTTCTTGTGTGAGCCGAACAAAAGAGATCTCGAAAAAGGCGATTACTCTTCCATCAAGGTCTGGAGCAAGGCAAACCCCGTCCTTCTCTTTGAAAAAGACGGTTATACCGTGAAAGACCACATCAAACGAACCTACGGAGCAGAAGCGAAAGCAGCGATGCGGCAAAAAGGATTTGAGCTGCAGAACTTTGCGACAAAGCAGTGCAACACCTGGTACTGCGCAGACGACCGCAGCCTCTGCACTCCTGACGAAATGCGTGCTTGTTCTGGAAAGCGTTCCTTTGAGGACATTATCAACGCTGGCTATAAAACGTGGTATGTCGGCATGGACATGAGTCAAAGCCTAGACCTCACCTCGATTTATCTCTGTACCTACTATGGGGAGGACAAAAATGGAGTAATGCTTGGACCGGGGGAACTGCCTGACCATTATCGACTGTTTTCGCATTGGCTGTCTTGGCTGCCAAAGAATAAGCTTCAGAAACATATTGAAGCGGACCATTTCCCATATTTTGATTACGTGGGGAAAGAACTGTTCCTCTGCACAGGAGGTGGTGGCGATACTATCGACGCCAATGATCCGTACGAAAAGTTATTAGAGTTTCAGAATAAGCTAGGCATCAACTATGTTGTAATCGCCGCAGATCCATACGGCATCGCTGGCGTTCAGGCTAAACTTGAAGAGATTTGCGATACCTTCATCCTGCAGAATCAGTCTCCAAAAGCCCTTAGTCAATATCTTGAAATTCTTTCTGGCTTGTGGAAATCGGGAACTGTTTCATACGAGGCGGGCAGGGAAGACATCCTCGAAAAGGCTATGACTAATGCGGTTATGATACGAAATCAAAGTGGATTCTACAGCGTCGAAAAGATGTCTTTGAGGGCAGACAGCAACATCCGAATTGACCCTGTCGATGCGATGATAACAGGGTTCATCGCAGCTTACATTGACCATGAAAATGGCTATGTCAAAGGCGATGCGGCTGTATCGAGCTGGTTAGGAATGATGGGAGGCGAACAGATGTGATAACACCGGAAACTGTATTGGAGTATCTAAAGGTGCCTGATACGGGCGGCTATGCTCTTATTAGCAGCATGATTGAAGACGGATATGACTATCTTCGTGATGCTGTTGATGATTTCGATGATATATATAAAACGAATGACCGCTTTTCGAGGAAGGCAGATGCTTGGGTACTCCGTCACTGGATGCCAGAGGCATATGATCAGAGAGAAGGAGGCTATGATGGACGCATTGTGATGAACCATGCGGCACGCAGTCAACTAACTCAGCTTCAGCTATATAGAAAAGAGGGATAAGAGATGAAATTCCAGATTTTAGGACCAATTGAAAATTTAGCAGAAGGACAGCCTGAGCTTTTCAAGACCTTAAAGCTCAATAGCGATGATATCATCCTTGATATCAACAGCCCTGGCGGGATGGTCATGGAAGGCCTTGACCTGGTAAATGCCATCAAAGGATGTTCCAAAACTGTAACTGCAAAGGTCAATGTCATGGCTGCCAGCATTGCTGCCTACATTGCCTTGGCATGTGACAAAGTTGAAATGACGCACAGAGATATTCTCATGCTTCATTCCTGCTCGACGACCGCTGCAGGAAATAAGCAGGAGCTCAAAGAAACCATCGCGCAGATGGAAGCAGTTGATAAAGTCCTTTTCGGCATTGCAGCTGAACATTGCAAAAATGCAGTGGATTTTGCGGCTATGCAGCAGAAGATGGACAGAGGGCAAGATGTTTGGCTGACTGGAGAAGAAGCTGCCAACCTGTTTGACAACGTTTTTTTGATGAATGAAGGAAAACCGACGGACCTAGCTGCATCTTGCGATCTTGCAGGTCTGGTTCTCAAAGCCCAAAAGGCAGAAGAAATAGAAAAACAGGAAAATTCTCCTGAAGAAAAGCTGGAAGAACCTGGAGATGAAGAGCGGGAAGATTCTGAAGAGCAAGAAAGCCAAGAAACCGAAGAAGACAAAGAACCCGAAGGGAACAAAGAAGAATCTGAACCCTATGCGATTTCGGATAGCCTGAAGAACCTTCTTGCATTCGCTGACAAACTGGGGTGATGCCCATGAAACTTCTTGATAAAATCACGGCTTATCTCCGTGGCTATCCACGAAGTCATCACGGAGCAGTGACGCCAGTCGGGATTGGCAGCCGCATCATGGTCAATGTCAATGGAGATTTGACATATGCAACTTGTATTAACATTCTCTCCCAGACCATTGCCCAGTGTCGGTGGAGCATTTATGACGAGGACTCGAATGCAGTTCCAGAAGCGTCTCCAGGCTTTCGGAGGGTGCTCAATGTGCGGCCATATCCTGGAATCAGCGCTTTCGATTTTTGGGAATATATGGAACGGCAAAGGCTTACCTTGGGAAACGCTTTTGCACTGATGCGCTATTCTGGACTTTACTTGGCTTATTTGGTTCCGCTTGATGCAGCCTATGTGACTGTCATGTGGGATGATGCCAATCTGCTGGATGGAAAGCGGCAAATCGTTTACTTGTATAGGGACCCTAGGGAAGGTAGCACTTATACTCTCCTGCCTGAAGAAATCCTGCATTTTAAGGCCTACTCTTCCAATGGAATTGTCGGACGACCGGCACTCGATATCTTGAGAGAGGCTATGTCGGCGAGTGCAGAGGTGGAGAGTGCATTGCGCACGGCTGTTTCCAATGGATTCGCCGGGACCGTGATGCTACAGTACACGTCAGACCTCTCCGTCAGTAAAGCGAAAGAATTACAATCTCAGGTCATGGAGCTTTTAAAAACCAAGGACCGGACCATCCTTCCGCTTCCAGTCGGGATGACGGCGACGAATATCGCTAACGACATCAGGAGTTACTATGAGACGCTGAAACAAGCCAAGATGGAAGACATCAGTGCTTTGTTTGGGATTCCCCTGGCGCTCTTGAATAAAAGCGGCGGAACAGGGACTGCGACTTTTTCAGCGACCCAGATGATGAACTTCTTTTCCATGACCATTCAACCTATCATTACTCGGTATGCGAATGAAATGACAGGGAAACTGCTTACGACGCAGCAACAACAGGATGGAATGGTCATCGCGACTGAGAATGACGTCTTTGATAGCCTTGATGCAGCCAGCAAAGCGTCTGTGTTGTGCAGCTATACTGGCGCCGGCATCCTCACGCCGAATGAGGCTCGCTTAAGTCTTAGATACCCTAGATCATCTGACAGTGGGGCTAACATCCTGACCCAACGTGGCGGCACGGGGGCGTTGGGTGACAGCCCAGGAAATGAACAAGGAAATGAAGGAGGAACGCAAGGTGACAATTCTTGACCGTGGCGAACAAATTACTCTGGGAACAATGAACTACAAAATCGTTTATCCCATCAAAAGCATTGTGGAAATTGAGAAAGAGATTCCGGAGCACAGCCTCCCGTTCATGCTTTCCAATCCCGTGCGGGCTATGAGCTTTTCTTTCTGCTATGCGCTCTGGAAATGGGGGATCAAAGGTGGCAAAGCTGACCTTTCTGACGAGAAGATTGAAGAACTCTTTTACGACGCAATAGCGGAGTTAGGCAACTATAGCGTGGTTGGGAAGCTTTGCATCTCTGCTCTTCAGAAATCCGGAACAATCAAGAAAGCACCAAAAAATCAGGGGGCGGCGGACGAGAATGCGTAAGTCCCGGCATCAATATGGACAGCGTGACCGACCTTGTTGATGGACTTGAACCGCTGGCGCTAGGTGAACTAGCAATGACGCCAATGGCTTTTGGGAATGCAACCATTGCAGAAATTATGGCCATGCTTGATGGCTATGAAAGGAGACGGGAACAGCTAGAGGACCTCTTCATTCTGTTCTCTGCGATTCCTATCAGACAGGCATTTGCCAGCAAGCCTCAAAGCGGGAAAAGATTGTATGAAGAGATGACGCGCTATAGAAAGTCCAAGCAGCCTGAAGGGCTGCCTCCTATTGATCCAGCGCTTGTCTCGAAGTGGAAAGACATTCTGCGAGGTGGCAAAGATGTTTAAGTCAATTGAACTTGCTCGGAAGATTGCCGAGCTGAAGACCTCCATTAAGGCCATGATTGACGCCAAGGAGCCGGTCAGCCCTGAAAAAGAAGCTGAACTCAAGGCCCTTGTGACTCAATTTAAAACTGTCAAGGCTGCCGAAGATGCAGCGAAAGGAGAGGAAATTATGAACAAAGACATAATGAAAAAAGATTTCAACGCGTCCCTTAAGAAATTTTTGGCTTATAAAGACGCAACATCCCTGACTGAATTTTATACGAAATATCAGGCCGTGGTAGCCGGTCAGAACGGTGCTGTTTCCGGAGATGGCGGTGCAATCATCCCCGAAGAACTGCTCCAGCTGGTCGAAAACGACAAACTTGGCGTAGATCTTCGCATTCTTTGCACGCCGGTTTCTGTGCACACGAGAAACGGCCGAATTCCTGTCATCGATTACTCTCAGAATATTGCTCTTACCGCTTTCGATGAAAACAGTGAAATCGCGCAGACTAAAGGCGCATTCACGCAGGCATCTTTCTCCCTGGCGTCAAAAGGCGCAATTATTCCGGTATCTAACGAACTGATGCTTGATTCCCAGACTGATGTCATCGGTGTTATCACGCGCCTATTCAACCGTGTTTATGTACGTGATTGCAATGCCACCATCCTTGGTGCTGTAACAAAAGCTTCTGGCATCAAAAAGACTCAGGTTACTGGACTTACTACCGTCGCTGGCATTGATGCTATTAAGAAGGCAGTCATCACTTGCCCGCTTGATGCTGGCGCCAATGCAACCGTCGTTATGAATCAGTCCACTTTCGCAGAACTGGCATGCGCAAAAGACAACGATGGCAACTACCTGCTCGCCAGAGATGCCAACAACAACTCTATTCCGATGATTGAAGGCCGTGATGTTGTTGTTGTCGAAGACTCCGACCTTGCTGCTAACACCGTCATTGTTGGTGATTTCCGTAGCATTTACCATGTCTCATATCCTGACCTAGAAGTTCAGTCTTCTGCTGAAGCTGGTTTCACGAAGAACAGCGTGTTTGTTCGTGCTATTGCTCGATACGAAGACATCCTGACCTATGCTAAGTGCTTTACTGTGCTGACCAATAAGGCGGCCTGATGTTTAAAAGAAACCCTGGCAGGTTCAAATACCAGATTAAGCTCTTGAAGCCCAGCGATCCTGCCAGGGATGAGCTGGGCGGCATCAAACCAGTCACCTACGCGCCTGTCATGACGGTCTGGGCAATGTGCGAACAGCGCAATCAGAGCCGTCAGCAGGTTGTGGGCGATTATGTGACAGTAGCAACAAGGTATTTTGTGACCAGAGACCTTGCTGGGACGCCTGCGAAAAGTATTGATACGAGCTGGCGACTTGTCATGGATGGGCGAACTTACATCATCAACGATGTTCTTTTGATTGATGAATCTGCCCCGTTTTTCATGCAGATCACCGCGACGGCGATTTCCACGGGAGGTGGCACCGATGGGCTATAAAGTCCCGTTTTATGCAGTTCAAGGCGCATTATACAAGGTGCTTTCCGCAGCCGATGACAGCCTCTCGTGGTTTGATGCTGGAGCAAGCATCGAAGAGATTGAAGGATTTTATAAGAGTCAGCAATTCTTTGCTTATGGAATCATGGGAGCATCCGATGCGGATGCCGAACCTAACAAAGACACGATTGTGTGGAATGATCGTCTCGACCTGGAAATTTACAGCAACTATCAAGGAAAAAAAGACGTTTCAAAACGTCTTGAAACCGTTGTCAATTACTTGTGCAGCGATGCAGCATGGAAAGACCTTGACACAGCTCTTGCTATCGAAGGATTTACTTTGATTTCCGTAAGTGTGGGCAGCTTAAGAGTAAATCTTCCCGTCATCGGTGACAGCGGCGTATGGCAGTCTGGTGCGACGAGTTTGATTCTTAAGATTGGACAAAAGGAGAGTGATTGACAATGGCAATTACCATTGCAAAAGAGCAATATCCAGAATTTGCTGGTGCGGCCGGTACTTCTGGCAAGCGATTCATGCTTTACCTCAACTACGGGGAAGGTGCCACGGCCGAATCGCCCAAATGGGTGAAGATTGGCGGCTCTGAAAGTCTGCAGTTCACTCCGACGGTCGAGGTACAGACCAAGCAGACCAAGGACAGTGGTATGTGGGCAGAAGGGGCAGTTACGGGGAAAAGCTTCGAAGTTTCCGACACGGTCCTGATGAAGCGAGGAGACACGGCCCAAAAGGCCATTGAAGCCTTTATCTACGATGACGAAATTACTGCAGAAAAGAAGGCGCTGCAGTTTGCCCGCGTTGACCTTGATACCAAGGAATATCGCGTGTTTACTTGCATCCCGACTTCCTGGACTGAAAAATCCGCCTCTGATGGCATGATTGAGTATGATTTCAAGGCCACAGGGACTGGCCAACCGGTCGATAAGACGGGCTTTGTTATTGAATAAGACGAAAGGGCACTTAAGTGGTGCCCTTTCTTTGTGATTTTTCTTCCTCCAGAGCATGGAGGGGTGTTGTGGAGGTGGAAAAATGGAACTGATAGATCTGCAAAAGAAGGTCCAGGACTACGTAAACAGCGGCTTTGCCCACGATGTTGTCCAGGCTGCAAGACAGGCCCAGGAAGCGACAAGATTATTCATAAAGCGGACTCATCCAGCAACAGGATTTGATGGTCAGAACCTGACCAATATGATTGTGAAGGGTGCTTTTAAGGTCGAAGGGACTGGCAAAGTCGTTGCAAACGTTTACGCCAACTATTTTGCTAGATGGTATAACACGGGCGCCTTGGGAAGAATCATCTTGCGCGGTCCAAGGAAAGGACAAAAAGGACCGACTTATGCCGCCCGCGGGGCCTATTTTGATCAGAATGCTGACGCCATTAGGCAATATTACATGGATTATCTCATTGACTACCTTGAGCGACGGATTGACCTTTAGGAGGTGAATGAATGAGTGACGCGAAAATCACGCTGGAAACGATTGCCAGCGACGAAGGATTAAAACGGCTCAATACGGCGCTTGCAGATGGTGCCCAAAGAGCGGCCCAGCTCCAAAAAGAGCTGAAGAACCTGGAGAAAGAAACACAAGCCGGGACGACGGCCACAGCTGAACAAGCAGAGGCCATGAAGGCGTTGCGAGTCGAGCTGCAGGAGCAAAAGCAGGCCAATTCCGAATGCGCAAAGGCAATCAAGGAAACGGTCTCTAGCTTGGGCGAAGTGAAGCAAGAATCTGGGCTTTTAGACAGCGTCATGTCTCAACTCTCCGGACAGATGGGGATTGGCGAACAGGCATTTTCTTCCCTTTCTGTGGCTGCGGGCATGTTCGCTGCAAGTCTAGCTACGGAAGTCGCTAGCGCCCTGGCTGATTTTGGTCGGAAAATCGTAGAACTTGGACTTGATGCAGAGCATGGCGTTGCGCAGTTTGATGCAATGGTCAACTCTACGGTGGGCGGCGTCGAAGCCATGCAGCTCTTCAATACTGTTTCTCGCGACACGTATGACTTTGAGAGTGTCAAGGAAATGGGCATCGACCTCATGAATGTCGGTTACAGCGCCAACAATGCCGCCGCTATGATCAAGCTCTGCGCCGACACAGCTGCAGGCCTTGGAAAGGGTGAGCAGGGTGCAAGAAAGCTCGTTGAGATCTTGTCCCGTATGCAGTCGACCGGTGAAATGTCGAGCCGCCAAATGATTGCCCTGCAGCAGTCCGGGATGGACATTGATAAGGCTTTTTCCTCTGTCGGCATGACGGCAGAGCAGGCCATGGAAGCCATGGACAACGGAACCTTGGACGCCCAGACGGCTGTTGAAGCGCTCACGAGCTATATGAAAGATACCTTTGATGGTCAGATGCAGAAGTCCAAGGAAAATATCATCGATGAATGGGGAGACGTTGAGGGAAACCTTTCAGCCATCTGTGGATCCATCGGAGCGGCCATCTTTGAAGCCTTTGACAAGTCTGGTATCGTTCAGACACTCGTCGACTTCACGCAGGACTTGCTGGACCTTGTTTGGAGCGATGGAACAAGCGCTTTTAGTGAATTAGGTGCTATTGCTCAATTCGCCCTGGACGTTATCAATACGGGGCTCCAGATTGTTTTTGGAGCAGTCAAAGTCGTTATCATGGGCATTTATTCCTTTATCAATGCCTGGCGTGATGCAGGGGCTCGCATTGCTAATTTTCTGACTCCTATCCTGTCACCACTCCAAAAGATTTGGAATCTTGTTTCCAGCATCGTAAGTGCCCTTGGTCATCAAGTCGGTGCCGTCGTTGATAACGCATGGTCCAATACGGTAGGAGATGTCGTCAGGACGCCGGATTTTGATGATGGCAGCAGTAACCATTTCCATACCGCCAGACGCGAAGTCAAAGGTGGCGGCGGGGCTACTAGTGCAGGGGCATCTAGCGGGGAACGGTCTAGCGCCCCAGTTAATACTGCCGCCCGTGAAGAAGAGCGAGCGATTGAAAATCTTGTTAAAAAATACGGCGACTGGACAAAAGCACGGCAGGAAAATGCCAAAGCAGCCCTTGCTGAAGCAAAACAGCGAGTCCAGATGCTCAGCGGCGAGGCCAAAATTGAAGCAGATAGGCAAATCAAGCTCGATGAATACAAAATCAAGTTTGACGAACTCATGGATGGCTACGAAAAGGAACTTGGCCTTGCTTCTAAAATTGCGGACGAAGAAGAAAGAAAAATGGTCAGTGACCGCATTTCTGAACGAATCCGCGATGCTAAAGAACTCTATGATCTGCAGGTTAAGACGGTTGAATATCAGAAGAATCTTGCCAATCAACAGGCGAACTCCAAGAGTTTCATGGACGGATTTCTGGCCGATCCGGATTCCGTCAAGGACCAAGTTGACCAAATCAAGGAGACGCTGGAAACAGCGCTTGCAGACATTGACAGCGCCATGGCGCAGCCTGATGATGGCGAACAGCTGTCCAGTCTTGCTCAGATCATTGGAAAGAGTCCAGACGCTCTAGCTGAAGATTTGGAAACGAAAAATGAAACAATCCAAGAGTTCGCCGATGCGTACAAGCAGAACCTGATAGATATAGCAGAAGTTGAAACGAACAGCCTTAAGAATGCTCAAATCTGGCAAAAACAGGTTGATGCCTACTGGACAAACGTTGGAACGAGTCTTGGCGATGCCTTTACGGACATCATGATGGGGACAAAGAGCGCAGGCGAAGCCCTTGGTGATTTCGCAAGAAATGCCATCCAGAACGCACTCAAGATAGCAGCAGAATGGACCGCCCTTGCGCTGCTATATGCAGCATTTGGAGATCCCGCTCCAGGCAAACATGCCAGTGCCACGCTCTTTGGAATGAAGTTCGCTGATGGCGGCCTTGTTACTGGCCCAGGAAGTGACCGAAGCGACTCTATTCCCGCCATGTTGTCTAATGGTGAATACGTCATCAATGCCAGCGCTGTTCGCCGGATTGGGGTCGGGAACCTCGACGCGCTCAATCAGGGCCGTGTCCCAAGCGGAATGGGCAGCAGTGGGCGAACAGCCCTTAGCAGCAATATCACCCTTCAGGTTTCCGCGATTGATGCTGCAAGCTTCAGCGCCTTCTTGCAAGGCGGCGGGATGAATGTGATTAAACAAGCACTTTTCGATGATAATAGGGACTTCAACGGAGAAAGCGGGGTGTGGTAATGGCCTTGAAAAAATTCCCTCAGAATATCCGGCATTTCAGCTGGAACAGTAAATTCAAGGAGTCCTGGACTACACAAGTTCAGACCTCAGGAAGTGGCAAGAGTAAGACCATGACCAATCAGCTTTATCCGGGCTGGGTGATCACGGAAAGCGTCGGATTTATGAGCAACGAAATGGCCGATGAGCTGATGGGATTTGTCGCTCTCGTAAAAGGGGCGTATGAGCCTTTTTTGTGGCTTGATCATACAAAGTGCCACGAAGAAGAAATTCAGCTCCCTATGGTCGCTCCTGGACGCTATCAGGCAGTGAGAAAGATTGGGTCCTATATAGAACCAGCCGATTACATTGAGGACGTCTCTGTGAAGGTAAATGGAGCTTTGAAAGAGGACGGTTATTCTATCAGTAATGGGCTCATCATTTTCTCCGTTCCACCAGCCGGCGGTGATATTGTGACCGCCAGCTACACCTATTGGTGGAAAGTCCGGTTCAAGGATGATGGCATGGGAATCACACGGATTTTTGATGATCTCAATACCTCTGATTCCTTCAAGATGGAGGTGGTCAGATGAAGGCCGTGGAAAAAGCCCTGGAAACTTATTTAAACCAGGAAAAGATGATTCAATCCTGCGACTTATACCAGCTAACCCTGGCTAATGGAAACGCGTATTACTATACAGACGCCGACGTCAACATTACTCACAACGGCCATGTTTATCGCCACGACATATTGATGTGGAAACGGGACCAGATTAAGCTGAACAGCCAGGTTTGTGTCGACTCTCTGACCGTGACCATTTACTGCTCGGACTCCGATATGATTGCATCTAAGCCGGTCATGAAAGCGGCCCTTGATGGAACCCTTGACAGGGCCAGATTGTCCCTCAAACGCTGCTTTTTCAAGGACTCCATGACCATTGGAGCCATTAGCCTATTTACGGGGGAGGTGGAAATCAAGAAGGCTGGAGGGCTTGCTCTGCAGCTCTCCATCAAGGCTGAAACGAGCGGCCTCAACATGGACTTCCCTGTTCGAAAATATTATCCGCAAGGCAGCTTTACAAGCACGGACGGAAAAGTCACAGCTGGCGGCGTGGATGCAAATGCCGTGATTGCGCCGTTTATTCCAAGAAAGGAGATGCTCCTATGAGTAATCTTGGGAACAAAATTGCTGCAGCATCTCTAAAATGGCTTGGAACGCCTCACGTCAATATGGCCAAGAGTCGAGGCCATGGCGTTGATTGCGGCATGCTGCTTATCGCTTCCCTGGAAGATGCTGGGGCTATTGCTCCAAATGGAATCCCTGTTAAGCCTTATAGCAATATGTGGCATTTGAGCCACGGGAAAGAATGGTTCAAGTCCTACGTCGAAACCTATTGTGACAAGGTGGAGACTATGGAGCGTGGCGACTTTCTGCTCTATCAATTCGGCCGTTGCATCAGTCATGGCGCTGTCTATGTTGGAAACGGCACTATTTGCCACGCCTACGTTGACACTGGAGTGATCCTTTCCAGCATCAATGATAGTATGCTTTTGGACGCAAAAGGAGAGAGCAGACTGCGAGGTATCTACAGATTTAGTCCTAACAAATATAAGGAGGTGAGGTAATGGGATTTTTCAGGGGAAGAACTGTAACTACGAGGGCAAACAAAATCTCTGATTTCACGGTTGCGACGGCTGAATACGGAAGCGCTGTCCCAGAGGTCCTTGGAACAACGAGGCTTTCTGGTAACGTGCTTTACTATGACGATTTCACCGCTCACGAACACCGCGAAACGCAGCGGACCGGTAAAGGCGGAAAGAGTAAGTCTGTTTCCATTACTTATACCTACACCGTTGCTGTGATTATGGGACTCTGTGAGGGCCCGATTCAGAGGGTGAAACGTGTCTGGATTGGGAAGGACGTCTATGAATACCCTCACGAAAAAATTCAAATGACGCTTTTTAAGGGCGACCAAAAGACACCTTGGCCATATGTCCAAGGGAAGCATCCTGAAAAGGCTCTGACCTATAATGGCCTAGCCTATATGGCTGGCGTCATTGACCTTGGCGATAGTGGCAGTCTTCCGAATTACAACTTTGAAATATGCGGAAAACTGCTTAGCAGCGGCGACGGCATTGATGCAAACCCTGCCGACGTAATACGCTACATTCTGGATAAAATCGGATTGAAAGACGTGGAAATCGACGGGCTGGATGAATATCGGCGTTATTGCAATGTGGCAGACCTATTGGTCTCTAGTCCCATGGATGATACGAGTGCAAAGAGCGCTCACGACATTATCAATGAGCTTGCTACACTCACTAACGCCTATATGTTCTGGTCTAATGACCGTTTCAAGATTGTTGTCAAAGAAGACCGAGCCATCAATGGGTGGAAACCGAACAAGAAGATCCTTTATGACCTTACAGCGGACGACTTCCTTCCCCAGAATGGTGCCCTTGTGACGTGCCAAAGAAAAGACAGCAGTGAAATCTTTAATCGCTTTCCAGTGGAATTTGTGAGCCGCAAAAATTCCTATGAAAAGGAAATCGTGGCCTATGAACTGTCTGAAGACATTGCTGATTATGGATTAAGGCAGGCAAGCACAACTTCAGCGCATTGGTTTTATACCAAAGAACGGGCCGTGAAACTAGCAGAACGGCTCGCTCGTGATGCACAGTACGGGCGAAACAAATTTACTTTTAAACTGGATTGGGCTTTCTGTCGCCTTGAAGTCGGCGACCTAGTCACACTGACAGACAAGGCACTAGGTCTTTCCAAGGAACCAGTCATGATTGACAGCGTTACGGAAGGAACGGATGGCACCTTGACCATTACGGCCATTTCAAGGCCACGAATGGATGCCCATGCCGCGGCTTATGATGTCCACGAAACGGACCGCCCTTTTATTGACTATAATGCCCAAGCGCCAGACACGGACACGCCTATTATTGTCCAGCCACCTGCGGAGCTTACCACGACAGGGATGGAAATCTGGATTGGTGCTAAAGGAAAAGGGAACCTTTGGGGCGGTTGCACGGTTCATGTCGCAGACGATGGGACCAACTACAGGACGGCAGGCCAGATTGCCAACAGTGCCAGAATTGGAACGCTCTCCAAGGGCATCAGTGCTACCGATACCACCATTGAGGTGTCCTGCAATGGAAGCTTTCTTGCGGGAACACAGCAGGACGCTGAACGCGGAAACACCCTGTGCTGGTTAGATGGAGAGTGCTTCAGCTACCAAGGCGCAGAACTCTTAAGCGACGGCAGATGGAGGTTCACGGACTGCGTTCGTGGTCAATACAATACGACTGCCACCAGTCACGCCGAAAACAGCGCCTTTGCCCGATTGGACAGCTCCTTGCTCAAGATTCCCTTCAGAAAAGAAGACATCGGGAAGGATATCTTCCTGAAATTCACTTCCTTTAACGTTTTTGGCAGCGGAGAGCAGGGTCTTGAAGACGTTGAGCCGGTTGAATATAAGTTACAGGCTTATTACATCCCGCCCGTCCAAAACGTCCGGGCCTACAACCGCTACCGGCAGCAGGCCGACGGAGTCAGCCGCTATGGCATCGTGGTCAAGTGGACGCCTCCGGCACTGGACTCTTATCTGGAGGGCCGAGTTTGGTACAAGACCGACCACGGGCAGGTAGACAACCTGGCCGCCGCCGAGGGAGTCAGCGTTGACAGTATGGGCTTTAGCGGGGAGTGGATCTTTGGGGGGTCCGGCAAGGATCAGGTGGTCATCCCCCAGGCTGTGGTGGGTGATACCTACCGGATCTGCGTGACCACTGTGGACGAGTGGGGAGCCTCCACCAGCCCAGATCTGGCGCCCAGCAAGGACATCGTGGTGGCCCTTAAAACATACATCCCCAACACGCCGGACGGCTTTACCGTCGACTTCGGATCCACAGCTGCGGCCTCCTGGAAAGAGGTCACTAACACCGACATCAGCTTTTACGAGATCCGCCTGGACAACCATCCGGGAGTCGAGGGAGCCAGCCTGCTGGCACGGACCAACGGTCTCAAGGCATCGCTGGCACTTACCTCCCGGACCGGTACACTGTACCTCTACGCCTGCAATGCCCTGGGCAAGTACTCCGACCCTGCTGTCCTCAAATACAGCAAAGCCCTGCCGCCGACTCCGGCAGTCCCCAAGCTGACGGCGACCATCGGAGGCTTTGGCATCCTGGCCAAAGCCATCCCCAACGGCTGCATCGGCATGGCCATCTACATCGACAGCCAGGACGTCATCCGGACACCCAACAACGTCTACAGCTGCACCTGTGGGGCCGGGGTATATGCGGTCCGGCTGGCCTACTATGACCTCTTTGGCGAGGGTAGCAAATCGGACGAGGCCCTGGTGACGGTCAAAGTTGAGATTGATGAGAGCATGATCAAAAACGAGGCAATCAGCCTGGACAAAGTCAATGCAGCCATCAAGGAGCAGCTGAGCAAGGGCGTGGATGCAGAAAAAAAAGTCTCCATCGTGGTGGACAACCTAAATGCCAAGGACGGCTACAAAAACTACTCTTCCCTGACTCAGCTCAACGACGCCATCAACCTCCGGGTCAAGGAGGGGGATGTCATCAACCAAATCAACGTCAGCCCGGAGAGCATCCTCATCGACGGCTCCAAGGTCCACATCACCGGCGAGACCTACTTTGACGACAACATCGTGACCAGCAAGATGCTGCAGGCAGCCAACATTTCCCTGGAAGGGGCACTGGCCATTACCGGCGGCAATGTATTTCTCAACGAGGACGGGATGCGGGTTAAACAGAGCAACGGTGAGTCCATCATGTTTGATGGAAAGGGTATGACGTTTTTCGACAGTGACGGAAATGCCTACAACAGCGTCCGTCGCATGATTATCGGCACGGCAAAGCATAACCAGTATGTGAAGTTTCCCGTGGCGTGGCCGACCACTCCGAAAGTGCTTGTAACTCCGCTGTCTGTAACCACTGCAGACAACAATAAAAGCGGAGCCATTATCCGTATCCACTGCCGGGCAACCGACGTAAGCCCCAACGGTTTCCGGGTTATGTGCTACTCAGGGATAGATAACACAAGCTACTGGCAGAGCGTAAACACGGATTTAGGGTCTTTTTCCGGAGCAAGAGGCTATACGGATGACTCTATCCGCCAGACGTTCTCGTGGACAAAGGACATCAGCGTGGACAGCCGGGCAAGAATCATCCGTCTGAATCTGTATTTCAGTGGGGCCTGGCACGCCAAAGGTTTGGGCATCGGCATCGGGAAAGACAGTAGGAACAGTGCCACCTTTACCCGTGTCACGGTAACGGCAGCGGGTAAGACCGTGCTGTCAGAAGATGTGGGCGGCACGGACGGCGGCTACTTCGATTATTGGAACGGGCAAAGTGTTCAGACATCCCAATTTCAGATTCCATCGGTCAGCGCCATTACGGTAAATATCCAGTGGCGCCCCCGGGTTAACCACGCAGGGAAGAGCAACGACGCAGGAGATGTGGGGGATGGCAAATGTACCCTGCAGAGCATCGAGGGCACAATGCAGGGTGACGACTCTACACAGGTCATCGACAGTGACGGGACGGCCCTGTTTTTGGCAGTCGACCAATCCACCCAAAACTACTCAGTAAGTTAAGGAGGAAGCATGAAACGGCAAGCATATCAACATCCCGAACTGAGGGATGCCACTGACAGTATCATCCAAGACGGCGCCTTCGGGAAGAAAACGCCACTGGCCAACGCTGAGGGCACTGGCTGGATTGACTACGTAGCCAACGACCTGGAGGCGCTCCACGATGCCATCAACGGGGGCCGGGTTTACGTGGCAAACAAGGCCGCCCTGACCAAGCCGGGCGACGTGGCCAATGTCTACATCGCCGAGGACACCGGAAAGTGGTATTACTGGAATCCGACCACCAGCGCCTACGTGGAAATCGACAACGCCAGAAACGTTGCCAACGACGCTATAGCCGCTCGAGACATGGCCAAGGGCTGGGCACAGTCTACTAGCTCTCCCGACGGGGCAGCCGACACGGCAAGCCCTACAGGCAAGAGCCAGTCCTCTAAATCCTGGGCTCTGTACAGCAAGGACCGTGCGACGGCAGCAGCCAGCAGCGCATCCAGTGCGGCCAGCTCTGCCTCTACCGCATCCACCAAGGCTACCAATGCCAGCACCAGCGCAACGGCTGCTGCCAACTCTGCCAGTGCGGCGTCTACGTCTGCATCGGCTGCTAAAAATAGCCAGACGGCAGCAGCATCCTCTGCCAGCGCAGCATCCAGCTCTGCATCTACGGCAGCTACCCACGAGACCAACGCCAAGACCGCTCTGGCCAGCTGCCAAAATATCCAGAGCCAGGTCAACAGCGGTTTGCAGGCGCTGACCAGTGCGGTCAAGTACAAGGGATCCGTGGCCAGCTACTCCGCACTGCCGACCACCGGACTCAGCACCGGTGACATGTACAACGTCAAGACGGCCGGGGGCACTGATGCCAACGGTACGGCCATCAAGGCCGGGGACAACCTGGTCTACAACGGCAGCGGGTGGGACGACCAATCCGGGACGGTAGACCTGTCAAACTACTACACCAAGACCGAGATGGCCGGAGCGGTCATGTCCACGACCGTATCCAACGACACGATAACCTTTATCCACAAGGATGCCACCAAGACCACGGCCAAGGTCAACAATGTGAGCCACGCCACGGCTGCGACGAGCGACGACAAGGGTCAGGCCATCGACATTGCCGCCCTCAAGACGCTCATCACGACCACAGTCAACGCTGGCATCACATCGGCCCTCCAAAAGGTTTTTCCTGTCGGCAGTATCTACACATCGCTGACCGACTCTCGCAATCCTAACGCCATCCTGGGCTTTGGCACGTGGGAGGCTATCCCGGCAGGCCGGGCCATCGTCTCTGCTGGCACAGCGACCGAGACTATCGACGGCACGACGACAACCTACACCTTTGAGGCCGGGAAGACGTATGGCGAATTCGCCCATAAACTCTCTGTCGATGAGTTGCCCATATTTACTACAACAAGTCATTTTCATACGGGATTTAACGCTTTCTGCATTGGCAACCTTTGGAATGGCAACGGAGCAAGCAATACCTGGAAAAACTCGTGGAATGTGCAATCTGGCTCTACATCCGGTTATGCGTTTAACCAGACAATCGACATGGACCTTGTCTCCAATCCGGTTGGTGGAGATGCAGCTCATAACAATCTGCAACCTTCTGTTGGGGCATACGAATGGGTACGCACTGCATGAGTGCTGTCGATGAACTGGCAAAATTTACCCCGCGTGCGGCTGAGCCTATATGGAATGATGGAGATGGAACCGAAGTAGGACATGCCGTCACCTGGAGAGGCCACGGTACTCTTAATATCCTTTCACAGTTCAATACGATCGGCAAAGACAAGCCTCACAACAACATAAGCCCGTCCATGAGCGGGTATATGTGGATTCGCACCGCTTAGAGCTGTCGATGAGCTGCCACCGGCCCCTTTAAATAGCTGGGCATACAACGGTCTGGAGGGAGGGAATATAGGGTGGATTACCTCCAATGATGGGAAGCATATCCAATACTCTGCAATGCACATTAATGGCAACTCTCAACCGCATAATAACCAGTCACCGACCGTTGCTGCTTACAGCTGGACTCGTACTGCCTAATGGCTGTCGATGAACTGCCAGTTGTTAAACCCAAATTAAGTTACCAGATGGCTCAAACCAGAGACGATAATGTTCAAGAAATTTTAAAATCTCAATCGTCAGCAAATGCATACGGGAATCGCCACAATAATCCACCGATAGAACCTTTCGGCGGCAACCAGCCGCACAACAATATGCCACCGTACTACACATTGGCATTTATTATGAAATTGTAAACAAGGAGATTACACATGAACGACATCATCATCGAGGGATTAAGCACCGTAGTAAGCCTTGCCGTGGGCGGGCTTATCGGCTACATCGTGGCTTACGTTACAGGACTGCGAGCAATTCGGAAGGGGATGCAACTTATCTTGCGTGCGTCCCTAAACGATATGTACATCCGGTTCAAGCAAATCGCGCCTACAGCCGAAGAAAAACAAGTCTTTGAAGAAATGTATGGAGTTTACGAAAAGCTGGCTGATAACGGCGTTATGACGGCAAAACATGACGCTGTTCTCCACATGGCCGAGGAAGTGAGAAAGTGAAGGAGTTACAAAAGGCACTGTTACGTATCATGGGTGGCATGGGGAGAATGAAGGTTAAAGGGTTGCCACGAGCCTTGGTAATTATTCTTATGCTACTTATCATCGGGAGCGTATGTCTGTATATTGGCGGTTGGTTATGGCTATTCCATACCGGAAAGATTGACCTAGGGGCTATGAACAGCTTGCTACAGACACTCACAGGAGCAAGTTTTATCGCCGCTGTCGGATTCATCGGGAAAAGTTTAATAGACGACGACGGGAACGGAGTGCCTGATGAGTGGGAAGAGGAGGAAAAAGATGATAACACAAACGTTCGTTGATTATGGACTAATGTTTGAACCACTCATGGAACGAGGGAGAACCGATTTAATTGTAATCCACCATACCGGGAATCCCACGGATGATGATTTAAGTGCAGAAGAGATTCATGAATCACATCTGGCGCAAGGCTGGGCTGGAATTGGTTATCATTTTGTCATCAGAAAGGACGGTTCCATTGAGCTGGGGCGTCCCATGGATACCATAGGTGCTCATGCCTACGGATATAATAATTGTTCTATCGGGATTCACGTTTGCGGCAATTTTGAACTGGCAGAGCCAACACCACAACAAATTGAATCCTGCGCTACCCTCGTTGCTTGGCTGGCAGATAAATACGGCATTAACATTGATACTGATACCGTAGTTGGACACCGTGATTTAATGGCCACAGCTTGTCCGGGATATACCCTGTATAGCCAGCTACAAACGATCCGTGGCAAGGCCATCTGGTATCAACAGCACTATGACAAGGACGGTCAGTACCATGATTAGCCTCCAAACACGCCTAAAATTGCGCTTTTTTGCCTATACGCTCGTATGCTTCGTCATTGGCTTTTTGACGGGGTTTAGCTGGCGTGCAATAAATCATAAGTGTCCTGTGCCAAAAACCATGCAAAACGAAAGTGTGACGGCAGAAACAAAGACGGAAACAAAAACTGTCGTTCGCTACGTCGAAAAGAAGAGTGAACGAGATTCGGATGTTGATATTTCCATTCCCAGGCAGACTTTGACAGTCAAAGTTAACGGGAAAGAACAAACATTTGAAAAAGCGGATAACGAAAAATACGTCCTTGACAAAAATAAAATTGCCTTGGAACAGCAGTCCAAGGCAAGTGTTGATATTAAAGTTCCCACCATTGACAATACCCGACGCTGGGAGCTTGGTGTCGGCGTAGATAAGCACGGACAGCCTGCGGGCATGGTCGGGTTCCCTCTCAAGGGACACGTCGGAGGCTGGGTTGCAGGAAGTAAGTCTACTGTCATGGGCGGGATTAACGTACATTTTTGATGGAGGGAAACATGGGAAAGGGCGAAAGCTATGAAGAATTTGTCGACAAATTCAAACCCAAACTAACTACGGACGATTGCTATACGCCGGAAAACGTCTACGAAACGGTGAAGGCATGGGCGATCAAGGAATACGAATGGGAGGGAAGACCTATCGTTCGACCGTTCTGGCCCGGCGGCGACTATCAGAAATACGAATATCCGAAAAACGGCGTGGTGATTGACAACCCGCCGTTTTCTATTTTGGTGAAAATTCTTAAATGGTACAACGAACGGGGGATTGACTATTTCCTGTTCGCTCCACAGCTGACCTGCTTCAGTAACCATATCAGCCATTATGTATGTGTAGGCAGTAATATCTTATATGCCAACGGTGCTCTGGTGCCGACGTCCTTCGTCACAAGCCGGGGCCCACTAATCCGTTCTGCGCCTGACCTGTGGAGGGATTTGGATGCCGTGAATCGGTTGAACAGCAAAAAGGTCAAGAAGCCACAGCAGCCAAAATACAGGTATCCCGACAACGTCTTAACGGCCAGCCGGGTGGCGCTATTTAGCCAAATGGGCATCGACTACCAGACAGACGTTGGCGTGTATACCCGGGCTCTGGACAGTCAGAGAGCTAAGCATAAAACGATATTTGGTGGCGGGTACATCGTGCCCCAGGAAGCCGTTAGACAGGCGCAGGAAGCCGTTAGACAGGCGCAGGAAGCCCATACCTATAAATGGAAACTGTCGGAACGGGAGCTGAAAGAACTGATGGGTGCTGAAGCTGCCGCAAAATGAAGAATCCCCGTAGAGTCAGGCATTAACTGGCTTTACGGGGCATTTTTTGTAAACCGTTTGACACAGGAATAAATGGCTAATAAAATAGATGTGTTAGGAGGTGGAGAAATATGTGTAGCGCAAAGAGCAAGCTTATCATTGCATATACTGGACCGCTAGTAGATGATGGGACTATGGACGTACAAGAACTAGGGCCTGCATTAATGGCATTGAGTGCACTTGTTAATGAAGCAA